CTGATAGATTAAAAGTGAATAAATATATATCAAATAAACTGCAAAAATTTAAAGGGAACATCAGTCTTGACCTTTATACAAACACATTAAAAGAACTACAAAAGAATATAAGCTGGCTTCCACTCTGCATCAACCTTGATGTCCTTCTTCAAGAAAATTGTGATTGCTGCAAGTTCATCTTCTGTGTACTCTGTTTCTGCGCTTGCAGGTTCAAGCTTGATGATGGGGCAAGTGTAGATGCCGCCTTCTTCAACAATCTTCTTTGAAGGCACGATGCGGACACCTGCAACAGTACCGATTTCACCTGTCATCATAACAGAATTGTTGTACTTGTCAGCAGAAATGAAGTCTGCATCCTTGCGGAGTGTTCCAACCTGTTCGGGCGCAATGAACATCACCTTGTCAGTGATTTCTTCTTCGTCAAACATTGTTACACCGTCAACAATACCTGCATAACCAATCTTTGTGCTTCCGTCACCGCTTACAATAGAAGAAGTGAGTGCAGCAGCAAGAACATCATTGTCAACCTTTCCGGCAATAGACTTTGCAAGCTGATGTTCAGCCTGACCGATGGGATTGCCAAGACCGCTGTTGACAGCTTCTTCAGTGATTCCCACTGATTTCATAACCTTCTTGATTGTGAACTGCTTTGTCCCTGCTGTCATTGCTGTAAGGTCAACTTCTGCACCTTCTGCAATGTCTTCAGCATCGCCAATGTAGTTCCATGAAGGAACTGTCTTTGTGTCACCAGGCACACCCTGAAGGCTTGTGTCAAGCTTTGCAAAAGGTGTGATTTTGAGCATTGCTTCAAGCTTTGCATCAATCATGTCGCCCATAACTTCGGGGATGATAACATTTGATTTTGTGGTTTCTGCCATAATAATTCACCTGTCCTTTTTTAAGATTTCATAATTTGATTGTATGCTTCGGGATTTTCGTCAAAAAACTTCTGTCTTTCTGCATACGGTTTTTTCAAAAGTTCTGCTTTTGTCAGTCCAGTGCTTTTGCTAGGATTGGGAAGATGATTTTCATCAATGACCATTCCTTTGCCATTGCCTGTGACTGATTCAAACTGTGTGGGGAACTGTGTCTTCATATCAGACTTCAATTCATCCCATCCTTTGATATTGTCATTTTCGTCAAGTTCAAGGGATTTGCCCTGCTCTTTCAGCTTTTCTTCAAGCTTGAATGTCAGGTAATCAATGTCAAGGGCTTTTTCAGACAGCAATGCAACCTTGATTGCCGCCTTGATGCGTGTTTCCTGAAGTTGCTGCTGAAGTGCTGCAACCTGTGCTTCATGTTCAGTGATCTTCTTCTGAAGGTCTTCATTGCCCTTTGTGCCTTTTTTCAACTGCTCAATCAGTCCATTTGCGTTGTCCAGTTCGGTTGATTTGCCGGAAAGAAGGGTGTTCAGTCTTTCAATCTCTGAATCATACTTTCCTTTTGCGACATAATCACCGCCACCCAGATTTGCAAGTTTGATCTGATTTTCTTTGTTCGCTTCATTGCCGTTGTGTGCGTTCAGCTTTGATTCAACCTGGCTGAACAGTTCATCACCAAGAATGCTTTTCAAAAATTCCATATCGTTTTCCTTTCGTTGCCGCTGTTTTTAAGTGTGGTGTCACCACTGGCAAGATGCTATTTATAAATGCCCTGCATCAAGGACAATTTGCACAGCTTTTAAATGTCATCAGGCTATTTTTGGACATAATAAAAGGCAAGACATTACTGCACAGCGGATATTGCTGCCGTTTTTCGTCTTGCCTTTTATTAGCTTTTAAATTCTTTAAATCCCAAGAAAATGTATCGTTGCAGTTGTCGGAATGTTTTCTTTGCCTTTTACTTTTTTATTCCAGTCGGATTCTCTGCCTCGGTAATATATATCTGTCAGCGTTGTGCAATCCATAAAGGCATTTTCCTGTATCTCAAATGTATCACCGCAAAAAGTAATCTCTTTTATTTGTGCCTGCCAGAAAGAAACAGGTCTCAGCACTTTGACGCTATTGGGAATAATTAGTGAATCACAAGCAGCATAACCGAATGAACTGTCACCTAACTCCACATTCTTATACACTTTTCCTTCAAATTCAAATTCGTAAGGAAGAACTATTTCACCGGAAAGATTACCGGGAAAGTCGAGAGGATAAAGATAGCCCGTTCTGTTTGCTTCATTCAAAACTGTCAAGCTAAAAATATCTGCATTGGAAGGAACAATGTTTGCGTTGCCGTAATATACAAGAGAATTGATTCCATCCAAAGAACCAGCATTCTCTTCTTCCTCTGACGATCCACTTCCGTCAGTATAACCAAAGAGAATGTTTACACCTTCAAGAGTTACCGTGCCACCTGAATCGTCAACATAGATGCTGCCCCATTCGTCCCTTGTTCCCCCGTAATAAATGTTTTCTATACCACATTCAAAGAAACAAGATGCTGCGACCTGTTTGATTCCTCTGGGAATTTCAATTTCTTTCAATGCAGTGGCAAAAGCGAAGGCATAACTGGTTATTTTTTCAGTTCCTTTTGGAATGTTTATCTTTTCAAGCATCGGGCATTCAGAAAACAAACCAGTGAATTCTTTGACAGAACCATCAGGCAGTTCCACACTTTTCAAAGTTGGCGAACCCCCGAAAACCCCATCATGTGACTGCCCAGTCTTTTCATTATAAAATTTCACGTTTTTTGGGAGGTTTAAAACGGAAATTTTATTTCCCTGAAAAGCCCCTGTACAAAGTTCTATTTCATCCCCACAGAAAATTATCTCATTGATAATTCTTCCGCAATAGTCAACTTTGTGTGTGCATTTTTCGCACCTAACCACTTCCACAAAGTCAGCTTTGTTTTTGAAGTTCTCGCACAACTGCTCTACATTATTACAAGCGGCATCCAAGCCATAATATGGTGTGCTTTCATATTCCAAGCATTCAGCAAAACTGATACAATTCCTACAAGTCATTCTGCCTTACCTCCATCCATTTTTGCACCGCAGTTAGGGCAATAGCGATACATATAGTTATGATTGTTTATGATGTCGTAAAATGTAATTCCACAATCTGAACATATAACTGACGGATAACATTTCACCAAGCCACCAACTTTTAAGAATGCACCTTCTCGCCAATATGCGTGCACCACTTCCACAACATCGGCTGAAGGTATGTTTTCCATTGCCTCAACCAAATTTACCGCATCAATATGATTGTTGCATTTATAATTTTCCACCGCTGTTTTTATGGCAATCTCTCTATCAATATAAGCCATCACTCCGCACCGCCTTTCTTACTTTTGATATTCAAGTATTGCTCTGTCAATAGGCGCAATAAACTTTTCAGGCAATTCGCCTTTTTCCATCAAGTAAGCGAAAAATTCTTGTGCCGCTTCTTTAGTGGTCATTGCTTCTTTGTACTTGAATTGTATTCTAAACTCTTTATGTTTTTCATCTTCGGGTAAAACAGGAATAGGATTTTTATACATCAGCTTCACCGCCCTTTTCAAACTCTGCAAGCATAGCCTTGTATTTTTCAATATCCGCCTTTAAGCTCTCTATCTTGCCTGTATATTGCATAATGCGAAGGTTTAAAAGCTCTTTTGTTTTTTCTACCGCTTCGTCATAAGATTTACAAAGAACATAGTCCCACACTCTCATTTCGGATTTCCTTACAAGGTGCGCTCCCCAACTTGTACGCTTAATGGTGTAAGTCTTTTCCGTTTCCTTTATAACCTCGGCTTCTTCTATTTCGCCAAGCCTCCACTTTGTATCAATCAAATATAATTTCTCTGTCATTCTATGTCACTCTCCCTCCGTCATTTCTTTTACAAGGTTGTCAACTGTTTTCAAATTCTACTTTGCAACACTCCAAAGCCTTTATAATCTCGTTATCAGTCATAGCTTTTCACTCCTTTCAAATTCATCACCGTTCAGGAAAGCTTCTGTCATGTGCATCAACTTCCCCAGGCATTTTTCACACAGGTCTGCTTTATCAACATAATTGCCGATGCGGATGTCAACAGTTGCCTGTTTGTTAGGCATAACCGCAATGCAATGATCACAGTGTTTCAGCATCATAATTTTTTCATTACTCCTTTCTTGCCATAGCCAGGAAAGGATTGGAACAGTGCTGCTGTGTGGGTGCGGTCTGTTCCTTTTTCTTATCCCTGGCAGCCCATTGTTTTATTGTTGCCAGATGGTTTTCATAAGTCTTCCCGGTGCTTGCCATATAAGAAGAAAGATTTTCGATCCGATGTTCATAATCTGAAGGAAATTCTTTTTTCAACTTTGCAAGTTCATCATCTGACAGAAGGACATTGTTGTATTCGCCATATGTGTTGCGAATAATATTATTTTCTTCTTCTTTTTTCTCTTTCTTTTCTTCTTCTTTTTCTTTTCTTATCTTATCTGTGCCTTGACATGGTTGACTTGTCATTGACTTGTCATTGACATCTTTCAAAAGCTTCTGTTTTTCTCTTGATTTTTTCTTTGCAAGTCGGTTGTATTCTCTTAATTCAGCAAGCTTGTCTGTTGACTGCCATTTTTCCCATGATGAAATACAGATAATTCCTTCAACAATTTCAATCATTCCAAACCGCTGAAAGGTCTGCAAAGCAACCCTTACAACACCAATGTCCATGTTGAACTGATCTGCAAGCATTTCATCTGTGTATGGAATTTCAGGTGTGAAATAAACCATTCCATTGTTGTTTATTTCACCAGCAAGGCACATCAGAAAAACCCACATCAAAGCAATTGTGTCACCTTCAGGAAGTCTGCGAATTTGTTTGATTTTTCTATTGTCAAGGAATCCGGTTGAAATTTTTATCCATTTCACATTAGCCATCTATTTCAACCCTTCTTTTCCCAAAGTCTTCATGCAATCTTCCTTGCTCTTTCAACAACCTCACATGCCCGAAAGATTTCCCCGGATACATTGCGGCAATTTCTCTTGATATTTCAGTCAAGTCCATCAGTTCCCATCGTTCAGCAACAGGAAGGGCATTCCATTCTTCAACTGTCATAGCAGTTTGAATGCGTTTCTTTTTCGGTGTTGGCAGTGTCAAGCCTTCATTTTTGTTGTATTCATATTTCTGGTATGGCGATTTGTATATTGTTCTGTACTTTTTCGCATACTTTTTCGCATACTTTTGGTGGTGTTTTCTGATACACTCTGGCTTCAGGCATGTGCGCTGTCTGCTGTTTCTTGCTGTGAACTGCCTTTCGCAAACGGTGCAGAATCTTATCATTTCATCCATCTTTGCAGCCATTTTTTACACCCCTTTTGCCCTTGCGTATTCTCTGAAGATTTCTTCCCGGTCAGCCCTTAATTCAGCAACCTTTTCAGTGCTTGCCAGTTCGGGGAATTCTGCCTGAATCTTCTGCCTGGTTCTTCTGACGGTTTCAAAGGGGGCAAATCCCCATTTCTGATAGTTTTCAAGGAAGTGGGGAAGGGGGATGGTTCTGATGTCCATTCCTTTGTCAATTGCCTGTTGTTCAATCACTTTCAAATACAGATAACTGTCACTGTTCCTTGTTTCCGGGCATACAGTCAAAGCCATTTTGACAAGTTTTGAAGTGTTCAATATTTTTTGCATAATTGCCCCATCCTTTCAATTTCAATATGAAAACTATATTCCGGGAATTCCTTGACAAATGCTTTCGCAAGGGCTTTCCGCTTGTGTCTGCAATCTCTCCAACTTGCATTTTGTTTAAGCCATTTTGATTCAAATTTCTGCCGCATCTTCTTATATTTTTTAAATTCTTTTCCAGCAAGTTTGATGCCCTGAAGGAAGCCTTTGTGAATTTCTTTTCCTATTGTCGCATAGTGTACTGAAGGTGATTTGATTCTTAAAAACCGCTTTATCATCCATGTAGATACTGCCATCATCAACCAAACCTTTCATTCAAATATTCTTTATATGTAGCACTGCGATATTTGCAGAAGGTTTCACACAGAAGCTTTTCATTTCCGCACACTTCGCAGCACTTTATTTCAGAAGGTGTTTCCCCTGTTGCTGCTTCAAGGCTCTTTTTTGCAAAGTTCACTTTGAAATATTTTGCCGGGGAAACACGAAAGCTTTCAGTTCCTTTTTTTATCATCGTTTTATACCTCTTTGATTCTGATGCCATGAACCCACAACATCAGCTTTCTTTTTATAATATAGTCTTTTGTTCTGAAGCCCTTTGTGTCTTCAACAACCTTTTTGCCGTTTTCGGTATAGACAAAATCAGCAATGTATACACATTCCTTTTCAATGCATCTTTGTCCATCCTTCAGCCTTTGTCCTTTCTTGCCGTATCTTTCAAAGGTTTCATATTGTGCCGGGATCAGAACAAATTTGACTTGTGTTTGAAGGTCTGTGATTGTCCCTGCTCTTTCAAGCAAGGACAATTCAACATGCCTTTTGTATTCCTTTCTGGAATCGTATGTAATGCCGTTTACAGCGATTTTTTTGCTGTGGTATTTCATCCGCTTCACCCCATCAGAAAGGCAAATCATCATCTGAACCCATTGAACCTTCAGGAAGGGGAAGGGCTTCATAAGATGCGTTTTCTGCTGATGCTTTGCTTTCGCAGAATTCAAAGAAATCAACAACAATCTGATCGCTGAAATGCTTCACACCATCTTTTTCATAGTTGTTGTTTTGCACTTCGCCCCTGATGTTCAGCTTCGTGCCTTTTTCGATTCTCAACTTTTCAATGGTTTCGGCAATCTTCCCGAAAGCCACACAATTGAAGAAATCCGCTTCCGGCTGTCCTTCCTGTTTGAATCTTCTGTTGATGGCAATTCTGAACCTTGCCACAATGCCGCCTTTTGTTGTGCTGCTATATTCCGGGGTATTACATAACCGCCCTGATCCGATAAATATGTTCATGTTAGTTCCTCACTTTCAATGTTTCTTCCAGTTGCTGAATGACACTGCTGCCAAAACTGTTCCGTGTCAGGTCTATAAATTCAGCAACCGTCATTGTGTCATGTTCAATGTCGATGCCGTGATCTTTTGCAAAAGCTTTTCTTCCCATTTCACAGCTTCCAGTCAGTTTGTTGTGCCAGGTATAGAAAGCCTGTGCAGGGTAAGCCTTGACCATATCAGGGAATTGTTCAATGAATAGGTTGATTTTTTCATCAACATCCATATCATCAAAAATCTTTTCTTCAAGGGCTGTCTGGGCTTCCCTTAAAGTTTCGCCATGTGCAAAACAGTTCCGGGCTTTTACAACAAAGCAGGGTGTCAAGGTCAAATCTCCGTTCAAAATGAATCCTTTTGCATATGTATTGTGAAGGTGCGTGATGATGGTCCGAATATCATCAATCAGGAAGACCGCCTGACCGTTAAATTCTTTTATGCCAGAGCCATCGCCAGAGCCATAGCCAGAGCCATCGCCAGAGCCATAGCCAGAGCCATCGCCATAGCCATCGCCAGAGCCATAGCCAGAGCCATCGCCAGAGCCAGAGCCATCGCCAG